TATTATTACTTGCATTGAAACTGATTGTATTTGAAGTGTCTTCGGTTCCATTAACTATACCTAGCATTTTGTTTGTGTCGCCCAGGATTACCTTGATGCCGGTAGTTGCATTTTTACCCTTGTACAGAATATACGTTGATTCATCTTCCACAATATTCAGATTAAATCCCAGTGTGTCAGCCAGCTCTTTTATAGTGTCGTTTCGCGCACCACTTGCCGTTTTTGTAGTATCTAATATAAATCTAGTATGCATGTTTATACCTCCTTGTACATATCGATTATTCCAAGCGCACCGCCCAAAGTTATACTCGGTATATAGGTGTCAATTTTGCGTGTCGCTATTCTGCTTATATTATCCGCCATATTCTCAAATGTCGCATCTGCTGCCGTCTTAACACCTTTATCAGTGATAGCAGATGCTACAAGACTTTTCCCATCACTGACAGATTTTTTTATGTCATCAATCTCACCAGATATTTTCTTACTACTCCATGTACTCTCTACCGATAGATTTTCGTCATCAATTCCAGTACCACCATTATTGGCAAGATTCTCTATTGCTTGCTGTACACTTAATGCACCAAGATTACTCTTTGAATCATCATATGGTATTGCGTCTGCTGCTCCCATTCCAAGATTAGTCAAATTAAGCTCGCCACTATTAATAATTGTCACAATAGCATCGTGTACATCAGTTCCGACCAACAGTTTATACTGGTTCTGTATCAATTCAACAAGCTGATTATAGGTCATGGTCCGGGTTCCGTTCTTTGTTTCTACAAGTAGTATTTCATCGCCAGCCAACTCAATAAGCTGTTCGTAATCGGTTATCTTTCCCATTTGCTCATCCTCCTTATTTCATCTGACCTATCGCTACCCAGTTTATCTTCGTAGCTGTGGCTGAATTCCTCTGGAAGTTAATTGTAAATCCTTTTGATGTAACGTTTGTCACTCCTACATCACAGGAATGCGGATTTGCTGAATTAATAGACAAAAATACCTCCGGCGCTTCTGTAAACTCTCTGGTAAAAGTAACATTCTTTGTAATCAGTGAACCTAACGCTGCATCCACATCAATTTCCACATCTTTGCCTGCATAATTGGTTACACTCAGATTTACCGACTTACCAGTTGCGCTTACAGATGCCGGTATAGTTACAGTGCCAATAACCTTAGGTAATGTTGCCTTTCCTATGCTGCCTGTAGTCGTCTTTGGTGTGATTGTCACAGACCCTTTAAGTATCATAGGTACTATGTAGCTTGAATCACCTTTAAAAATTCTAAAGCTGCCATCGCTATAGATTCTTGCAGATGCCAAATTAGACCCGGATGCATTCTGTAATATCAAAGCTGCTGCCAGCAGGTCAGGAAGCCCCTTGGTATCGTAAGATGATACCCATGACATAATTGCCGCCTTAGCGTAATCTGATGAGGACTTCAGTGCGCCATCAAAGTCTCTTTTCTTTTGCAACGCTGTTACATTAGTTCCAAGGGTATCCAAACTTGACTTATTTTCTTTTACTGTCCGAGATACGCTTTCTATATCACTGCTATTTTGTTCCACATCATCCATAATGACAAATAGTGAATCTACTAGCGGGATAACCCTGTTCACTGACTGAATCACCGAACCATTTAAACAGACTTCAAACAATGCAACTTCTCTCAATGTGCCGCCTAATCTGATATCGTTCTGTGTCAGCTCCGGTTTCTTTGCATTACTTATATTGGTAGCCGCCGAGCCCTGCATTATATCTACTTCTGCCGACTCAACACCAGTATCTGCATTCTTACTGTACCTAATTATGATTAAATCATATCTGTACAGACCTTGCGTACCAGTAGCAATTTCCAGCTCTTCATCACCCTCGATTCTTATATGTGTGCCCTGCATTACCACTTCTGACTTAGTAAGCTGCAGTGTATTTCCTGATATGGCATTTGCCTGAAAATCAGCACCGGTATATAGGACATAATCATCTACACCAATGATTCCCTGCTGCAAGGCCGCCATATCATCCGAATTTACATGGGGCTCACCTGTGTATCCGGTTATAATTTTTGCCATATTAATCACCATCTCCTATCTTATATGATATATTTACTGCTCCATTTTGTATGTTGATAATTTTCTGGGTTATCCGTTCTTTGATTGTTATTCCTGTTATATAATCTCTTCCGCCTATTACATCCCCAAGCTCTGCTTCCATATTGTCAGGAATAGTCATCTGCTGGGTATCAGTACTGTTTATATCCTTAAATTTGTCTGTGGCTGCGGATAGCAATTCTTCTTCTGACTCTGTGTTTGAGTCATTATATAGATATACATGCTCCCCATCAGGAAATGTATCTACCAGTTCTATCTTTTCGTCATCCCTAAGATGCAGGTGCAACACCATTCTCTCTGTCAGTTCTCCTGACCCTAAGCACAACATGTACTTGTACAGATTCGTATACTGTTTGATGGTAAAATTAACGTCACAATCCTGTGAAGTTTCAATCAAATCTGAATAATCTGTAATGGGCATTGCCGAAAGCTCTACTATGAATGTATCCTCTGCCTGTACCGCCTCCAGATTAAGACGATATTCTACTGAATTAAGCATTTTTGTGATACCATCTAGCAGACTACAGTATCTGTCAAATTTGTAATTTTCCAGTATTACCCCTGTATCACGAGATGATGCTGTAAAAACAGCACCCATTTGATTTTTAATGAGTGCTGCTATACATGTATTTAATTCTCCGCTTATATATCTGTGTGACTCACCATCCGGGGGCTCTATATACCGCTTTGCAAGCATGCCTCTGAATGTGTCCCCTGTAAACGATATATTCTCATCAGAAGTAGATACTTCCGGATTGTCCAGTCTGCCACCATACTCTGTACCCAGGCAATATATGTAATTACCTGCTGCATATATCTCAGGATCATATGTAGAAAGCCGAACCTTAAGTTGGAAATCATTATCTACACCTACGTCAATATCAATTTCTGACTTAGAGTCCAAATATCCTTGGTCTCTAAGCATTGCATCCGTTATTATAAAATCCATTTAGTCACCATCCATTCCGGGAGAATTAACTGTGATATAGTCACCATCACTATCCAATATGTAGCTCCCCGCACTATCAAGCAGATAGTACTTTTTACCTACTTCAACCACGTCTGCTACATCTGATATTGATACCTCATTATATTTCCACGGCGGTTCAGACCTTGCATCAATAAGAGTGATATCAAATCTAAATTCACCACTCCAGCTTAGTTTCTGCACTCCATAAGGTATTTTATAAAAAACAGACTCCTGCTTGTATCTCTGATTAAATCCATTTTGCACACTACCATCAATGCTATATATTCTAATCTTCTTTGCAGATGAATCTATCTCTATCCTTTCTCCGGACAGTAAATCTTTATTCATGCCATAAGTATGTTCACCTATCTTAATAGATGGCTTACTAACAGGTCCATAAAATACCAGCCTGAAATCAGAACCAAATATATAATCATTTTGTATATGGTTTGATGCAATCGCCGTCCTCTGAAAGTCAAAAGGATAATCAAACTCAAAATCTACGCCATATGTAGGGTCTGCTGATTCCGGGTCAAATACAAATGTTTTCTCAGTTCTCCACACAGGGTCATCAGTACATATCTTCATACTTGATGTGATCAGGCGCTCGCTTTTTAGGTAATCACTGTTTGAAATGCTATATATATAGCAATTCATGTAGTAATCTCCGACATATATGCGTCCTTTCTGTTCCGCTATAACATCTCTTTCTGCAATAACATAGGCATTGTTTCTACTGGTCCTGCATGCTTGTCCTGAGCTTCCACAGAATATAGTTGGAAGAGTCCTGGTTGCAATGCTTCGCTTAAAGCTGCCAATCATATCATTATTTGTATTATATGACCATTCATAATCCCTTAAGTCACTTGCATTTGCAAATATGCCATTTTTTCCAAATTCTATAACTTCATTCAAATGATTTACATATCTGAACTTATCAAGCATTTATACAATCACCTGCCTTACCACTCTGCCAAATTCTCTCTTGTTAATCTCAAGTCTCATGCCATCCATAAGACCTGGTACGAGCTCAATAAGTGTTTGCAGCAGAGCAATAATCTTATCCATCTTCTCTGAACTGCTTTTACCACCGAACTCAGCATCCATGTCTTTGGCTACTGCGGAAATCCACTTATGATTCTTCTCAAGAGGAACTACAGCCTCTGCTCCGTTACCTTCCAAAATACCTACCTGCCCACGTTCAAGCACACCACCTTCTTCCATCTGCGGTGTATCAAGCTTATCCAGTTTGTTAAGTGATACTCCTGGAATTTTGTTAATTATGGATATTGCTGTGTTAATTGCACCAATAAATCCATTGATTATTCC